GTCAATCTTCAGTCAAATAGCCGCACAACCATTTTGGCAATGAGCAATCAAGGGCGAGAGAAGTCGCTTGAAGGCGCAATCAATGCCTTGTTTACTAGCGCACCTGAGCATAACCGTGCGGTCATTACGATGTTTCAAGGCGAAGTAGCTTGCGATCCGTTTGTGCCAAGCTCAAAGCTCGGGGAGTACGCTGTCAAGCATGGCGTGACGTATATGTGCCGTGGCTCAGTACCGCCAGAACAAGGACGGTTTGTAGGCTACATAGCGGTAGGCTTTAAAATACCACCCAAAGACATTTCACAGGCAAAGACTCGTATTAACTTAGCAAGCACGGAGATGAGTAAATGATTAGTAATTGGCAAAAATCGTTTGAGTTAATGCTCAAGTCAGAAGGTGGTTACGTTAACAATCCCGCTGACCCTGGCGGCATGACTAACCTTGGTGTGACCAAAGCTACTTGGGAAAACTGGGTGGGTCGTGAATCCGACGAGGCTGAAATGCGTGGGTTAACACCGGAAAAGGTTGAACCTTTGTACAAAAAGAAGTATTGGGATGCCGTGCGTGGTGATGAACTACCACCAGGTATTTCATACCTTTGCTTTGATTTCGCCGTAAATGCTGGGGCGGGTCGTTCGATAAAGACCCTCCAAACTGCCGTGGGTGTAACGCCAGACGGTGGGTTCGGCCCGATGACAATGGCAGCTGTGCAGGCCGTTGACCCAAATGAGTTGATTGAGCGATTTAGCCAAGCCAAAGAGGACTTCTATCGGTCTTTAACCACCTTTGCAACTTTTGGCAAAGGATGGCTAAATCGGGTCGCTGACGTTAAAGTAAAGGCTTCTGCGATGTTGGCTTAAAGTGCCTATCGCAGTAAACACAAAGCCCGTCACGCAGCGTTGTACAGACTTGACCGCAACCATCACAAACAAATTCTTTGGGGTACTTGGTACAACGTGACCAACGATACCAAACGAGAGTGCCAACCGTTGCGGCAGCGGCAGCATAAAACACAAACATCCAATCCCATAGCGTCATCACCAGCCTCCCACACCCATGAGTACCGTTTGTTCTTTTGCGGCTCTCTCAGAGGCTATACGCATGGCTGGTGATAGCCTGTATGCCGGCCTGTCAAACTTGTCGATCTTCTTGTCGATGTGAGTCAGGTATTTTTCAAGTAACGCACGTTCGCCAGTTGGGGCAATCCCGCCTAATTCGTGCGAACACATTGCAAGCGTAGAGGGTCGAGAGTCTGGCAACAAACCTTTGTGGCGCAGTTTGTCAGCAGCGGCTAGGTATAAATTAGATAAAGTCATTGTTGTCCCCAAGTAATTGCGTGGCACGATCAAGACCAACTTCTGTTTGAATCATTCGACGCAACCTGACAATTGTTTCAGCGTTTAGCAACATTCCCTCCATCAATGCTTTGTTAGATTCTTGCAACTGGCGTATCAGCTGCGCTGCCTCGGTCTGTTCTTGGTGAGTCATAAAAAACCCATTCTCAAGGTTTCTCAGAATTTGTTTCGGGCTAAGTGGGTTCATTCGATCACCTGAAAGTTTTTGCTAATTCTTGTACGCCTATTTTGCGCTTGTTCGAGAGTATCAACTTTGACATACTGGTTAATTGTGTATTGAGCAGCTGAATCTAAATCAAACCAATGCCCATCACCATCTGCAAATTCATTTTTTGCAGGGAAAAATAAGACTTTTCTTTCTCGCATAACGGCGTATTTGCCATCTTCAAATTGAACAATATTCATTTGGGTGTCCTGTCTAATGCGTAGAGGGCTGTATACAGATGCGGATGCGTTGTGTCGTTGAGTAGTACGCCTTTGTCCCCAATGTAGCCTGTGGGCTTTAATTTAGTTAGATTGTCAGCAGCCTGGCGAAAGGCACAAGGATTGTATTCAGCGTTGCAGCGACCACCGCAAGCCTCTTTAAACAGATGGATATAGTCGGCCTTGTTCATAAGCGCAGTCCAAACGGGTTGTGGGCGTGTTTAACAACGAGGTTTTCGTAATTATCTGAAGATTCTGTAGCAGTTGGTGCTTGTCGAATAGTGACATACACACAAGGGGAGCCACGCCTACCATCCCCACGTTTCTCGATCTTGTTGTTGCGCTGAAGTTTGGCAAGTTGAGTGTAGATGCTGATCTTTTCAAGGCCACAGTAATCAGCAATATCAACTGTTGTTTTAGGCTCGATGCAATACCGCAATATCTTTTGTTCTGTTGACATATATTCCCTTTAAAAGGATACATTAAGCTAACTAAACAGATCAATCAAGAAGTATTAACTAGGTGATAACCCTTACTCTGTTTATTTTAAATATAGTTCCCCTACCCTTATACCCACCCACCGTAGTAGTTGACGGTAGTTGAGGATAAATCCTTTACGACAGACCTGTACCTTGTTAGGTTTATGGCAGGCAGCTCACCCCACCCGTAGATTCCCTAAATTACTAGCAGTCCTTGCAAGTAATAAAGATCACAACCTACAGTAAATGGTTTTACTAGATTTCTCTAGTCTGTCTATATCCTGTTCGATTTCTCTACTGGGGCGTGCGGGTCACACGGGATAAAGCGTAGTAATAACTGTATAACTTACTTTTTACTCATGTCTTTTATGGGTTCAGCCGATTTCATGCCAACCTAAGCGCCCACGCTCTCTACAATTTATCCTTTAAAAAACAAAGCAATCAATAACTTTGTTTTGTTTCCGGTCTTAGCTGTAGAAATTTCACCTTTGTCTAACAAATCTTGCAACTGGATAAGTTTTATTTTTATTTGATCTAATGGCAAATCAAATATCTTTGAGTAGTGTTGTTGTTCAGAAAGCGTGACACAGTACAACCGTCTGCCAACGCCCATTGACAAATAAATCTTGTGCGACTCGTTCATGGTTTCCCCAATAAAAAAACCAAAAAAAAGCGTCACCTGAAAACTCAACCCTTTTTTAATGGGTCTGGTCGGGTAGGTGAGATAACCTACTGAGTTTTCATGTGACGCTTTACCTCGTTAATCACCCCGACCAAGGGATAATTCAATTCTATCACCGTCTGTCCCGATGTGCCAAGGTCTAAAGCTAACCTGACGGAAACACGACCCTTATTAGTAAAGTTTCCTGCTTGCTAAAGGCTCAATCAGTCTAATGCAACTCAGGCCAAATTTCATGCCAGTTAGGAATTTCTTTTCTACTAAACCGACCATCTGATTGCTTTTCAAGTTCGGCAGCAATGATAACCATCTTGTCAGCTGGCAGACCGTTGTGTTTCCATTGGCTAACTGCACCAGGCGTGACTCCGCAACGCTTGGCTACAGCAAACGTGCCACCTAATGTTTGGATGATTTCTGTTGTATTCATGTTAGCTATCTTAACATTTGTTGTCAAAGAAACTCAAATAAATATTTAACCTTGAGTTTTCCGCTTGCGTTCTGTGTTTAGTTGGCTTAATATTAGTCATGGCATACCCGCCATGAACAACGATAAAAGGTACATAAATGAAAGAATTAGCAAAAGCACTTGTTACGGCTCAGGCAGCAATGTCCCACGCAGCTAAAGACTCCAAAAATCCCCATTTTAAATCTGCATACTCTAGCTTGGCGAGTGTGATTGACGCTGTGCGGCCTGCTTTGTCGGCTAACGGTTTAGCTTTTGTGCAGATGTTGCATACAGCAGACGGTGGCGTAGCAGTCGAAACAGTTTTAATCCATGAGTCTGGTGAGCAGTTGTCTTGCGGCACGTTGTTTATTCCTGCTAGTAAGCAAGATGCTCAAGGCTATGGTTCAGCGATTTCGTATGCAAAACGCTACAGTTTACAAAGTGCGCTTGGCATAGCGTCAGAGGATGACGATGGCAACTCAGCGGTTAAATCAGCGCCTCCAAAGGTTGAGAAACCCAAAGGCATAGATATGGATGCAACGGTTGACCAAATGGCGGCAGCGGTCAGCTATGAAAGCCTGAAGGACATATTTAGACTGGCTTGGACACAATGCCTGAAAGAACAACAGCCCGTCTTAAAAGCAATGTATGACGGAATTAAAGCAAACTGGGAACAACAATAATGGCAAACGATCTTAACCGCTGCGAGTTTATTGGGCGCTTGGGCAAAGACCCTGAAGTACGTTACACCGCTGACTCTAATGCAATCTGTAATTTTTCTATTGCTGTCGGTTATAAGACCGCAACAAAGGAAACGACAGAATGGGTCAGGATCACGGCGTTTGGCAAGTTGGCAGGAATATGTGCCGACTACCTAAAAAAAGGCTCACAGGTCTTTATAGCGGGTCGTATGACTACTCGCAAGTGGCAGAACAAAGATGGCGTGGAACAATTCACAACTGAGGTAGTTGCTGACCAAATGCAGATGCTTGGTGGCAAGCCTGTGGAGGATGCACCGCCACCGAGTAAGCCAAAGTCTGATGCTTACCGTCAGATTAAAGAAGGCATCGTTGTGCCTTTTGAGGACTTTGAAGATACTGTTCCATTCTAATGACGCAAACAGAAGAAGCAATACTTATTTCTTGGCGCATCCAGCAATGGTACGAAGGCATGGTTTTAGACGCTCGAGCCATGCAAGACTTACAGGATGCAATCGAGATGCTTAAAACATTAGCTAAACAGGTGCAAAAATGACTACAGAATAT